ATATAATTACTATGGGATTGTGGGAGAACTATATCTACTTCACTACCTATAGACATAGTAATACTACTTACTCCAAGTTCAGGAAGGGATTGGGTAACAGCTTGATACCTAATATTAAATTCTTTAACTGGGAGGATTTCACGGGGAACCCCAAAACAATTAGTTAATGTTTTTAGGCCCGCTACTGATCCCTTTTGTTTAAGTAATAAAGGTAAATTGTGGTATATTCTTTTATAAATTTCTTTATTAACATCTTCAATTGGAGTTGGATCATTAGAAGCTGTTACATAATTAGATACATTAACTTGTCCATCTTCAAAAGGGGGCAAATAAGAATCACTAGCGTTAATCCCAGTAAATGAGGAATACAGATCTGCAGCTGTAAAATTCCCGGCATATAAATTTACACCCATAGATTTTATAGCTTCTCCTACTAAATCCTTAGAAATACCAAAATCTAATCTATTATCAGCATTATATCTATTAGTGATGTCTTGAGCATACGTAAATAAAGTATCGAAATGTTGGCCTATCATTTCAATAAACTTTATGTAAGGATCATTTGATGAATCTTCTAATATGTAATTTGGAATAGTATAATAAAGATTATCTTGATTTTCATCATCAAATAAAGACGCTGACTCTATGCTATTATTAAACCAAGTAACTGCATCAGCACTCTCTGTAGAAGCTAAAGTAAATGGAGGTAAACTATTAGTTTTAGGATAAGGTTTAGGGTAAGGATGAGCTAAACCATTGCTTTCTGAAGTAAAATACATAAAGTATTCAAATCCATCAAAATTTTTAATAACATTAGTTATCTGCTCACTTAAAACTGCTCTACTTTGGGAAACTCCTGTAAAATTAGCACTTCCTGAATCAGCAATTGAAGAGGAAAGATGGTTAATAAGGCCTACTTTATCTTTAAAATTTCTTATTCTTCTTTCAGCTGATGAGAAATGAATAAAATTATTAAAATCTGTATAATCTATATTAATTTCAACTCCTTTTTGGTTTAAAATATTTTGGAGTTGATTAAATGAAGAAGTACTAATCCCAGCAGTATTATTTAAATCTGAAATACTAGTTGGCTTAACAGAAGAATGGATTTGAGTGTTTAAATCTAAAGAAAAATTAGGACCTTTTATGTCTACTGTATTTTTAACAGGTAAAATTATTTCTTCAAATTCAACATTATATGCAACTGTATCTCTTTGGAGGGTATTAACCCACGTAACGTTGCCTACTTGAACAAAAGAGGGAAGAGGTTGGTATAATTTTACTAATATAGAGTATTGGTTATTAGTATTATCATAAAGTATATTATTAGCTAGTGCTAAATTACCTTGCCCTAAATTTAAATAAAAATCAGGATAATATCCTGAGGTATTTGTTTCTGGGTAAAATTGATTAACTTCAAACTCTAAATCTTCAGCCTCTAAAAATGCAGTAGTTAATCTTAATTCTCTTCTATTAGAAGAAATTTCTTTTATTCTAAAAGGTTTATCGCTACTAGATTTTAGTTCATTATTAAGAAAATGATAAACTACATTATAACTTCCTTCATTAATGGATAAATCAGTTAATGCTTCTTTGGGATAAACTAATAAGGCATCTGCAAACTCCACATCCCCTTGCCCTCCGTTTTCAATTATTGAATACTTAGCATTAGAATTATATTGAATAAGATTTCTTCCTAAGTCATAAATTAAGGATTCAACCCTTCCATTTTCAGTTGAAAATGTTGAAGGAACTGATACTGATGGTAATGAAGAGGCATCACCATTTGTATATTGGTGAAGTGCAAAACTTTCAGGATTTATAGGGGATACTGTAGCCATTAGTTATAAATATTTGTAACTTTATTTTTAATAACCACCTCCACCACCTCCACCACCTCCACCACCACCACCACTTCCACCACTACCACCACTACCACCACTGCTACCAGCACTACTACCTCCACTACTTGCAGCATTACTACTTCCACCACTTATAGTTCCCTGACCTACAATATTATCTGTAGGGGTAATTTGGGTTCCGAATTGGGTAGCTTCTAAGTTTTGAAGTTCTAAACTAGAAGTAACTTGGGTATCAAATAATTCTTTTTGGGTAGATAAAAGTTCTTCTCTTAAAGAAGTAATTTCGTCTAATAATATTTGAATATCTTGTTCTTTTTCTTCTGTAAATCCAATATATTCAGTGCTTCTATTTATAAGATATTGATGAGAATTAATATCACCTGTAGCAGGAATTTCATAAAATAAACTATCATACAACCCAAAAAATTCATCCACAGTAATTATATCTTCTTGTGGTGGGGGTGGGGGGATTAATTGAGTAAAAGAAGTATCAATAGCATTTTTGTATGCTCTTGGCTCAAATCCTTGTCTTCCTAAATTTACTTTTTTACTCATCCATTAATAACTTTAAAATAGTAATTATCATCTAATATTAAAGTACTACCATCAATTTCAGTCTTAAATAGCAATTGGTAATATCTTTCAGGTTCTAATCCGTTCATATAAAGTTTAAAATAACTTCCTTTTTCATCTGCACTGATTTGGGTGTAAGTTGTATCAAAGTCAATTATAAACTCGTTAGTATCTAAATCTTTTACAGCATAATATGAAGCAGTAGGTAAGTAGTGATTAACAGTATAATCTGATGAAGTAGTATATGTTTTAGTTGGGAATTGGGGTCTGCAGTTAATACGAAAATTTTGGATACTATCCCTTCTATAAAAATTTTTATTTTCTGCTAGAGTTGCTACAATCTGTGAAGAAGTAATAATTGTAGTAACAGAAGACCCAGTATCAAATTTATAATCTCTCCATCTAAATTCTAATTCAGGCGGGTATATAGTATGAGTATCTATTGAAAAATATTTAATGTCAGCTACTTTACTTTCATCAGGTTGAAATTCCGAATTAGAAGATTGTTTAACTATAAACCCATTATTAGTTATGCTTTCACTATAAAATAATTTAGTAGCATCTGTAACTTCAATGTTAAGATCTTTATCACTGCTATAACTTAACACTTGAGATTGGGTGAAAGAAGAGGTTTCATAAGAAACATACCATACCCCTCCTCCTTTATTATCATCTAAAAATGAACCAGTAGTACCAGCATCAAATGATTCTGTTTTCCATGGCCCCGAACCCGAAGCTAGCCTATTAGCCCATGTACACCCATTACCTGTTTTAGGAGAATCATGGAATTTTCCTGTTCCCATATTCCAGGACTCGGCTAACGGGAATACTTCTAAAGTAGTATTAGTATTAATTCCCTCAATTTCTGCTATAAAGCACTTTAAATATGATTTATAATCTTTGCTTTCAGTTAATAAAGAACCTGTAATGTCTGTTACAGAACCACTAATGGTATCATTTACTAAATTCTGTATTTCGTCAGTTGAAAATTGAATAAGAAATCTGCTAACCTGAGGGGCACTAGGAACAAAAGTAGTAGATACTTCTAGAATTTCATCTAACCCAGTATTTTGGTTGGGGTGAGCTGAATATAAGGTTGCGTCTTTTTCTGGGAAAAGTTTATATATTGCCATTTTTTAGAATGTTGTTATGGATCCCCTTATATCGGAATCAGGGTATTTAACTTCAAAAATACAGGGGTCCTGGGAAGGGAAAACTGTGCCATTTTGGGTAGCCCCAATAACATCATATGAATATTTAGAATACCCAGCCGCTTCTCCAGATTTATTGCTTATTTGTACAGATTTAACGGTTTGAACCCCCTCTATTCTATCAAGTAAAGTAAATATATCTGATAAGAATATAGGTTGGTTAATTTGCCATTTATTTATATTAAAATAGTCTTTAGTAGCGTTTAAACAATCATTTAAAACTTTATTTCCTGCGTAATTAGGTCTCAACACTAGGCTAAAATCTACAGCTATATTAACTATAAACCCATCTTTAACGTTAATAGTATCACTTACCATTTTGTATTGAGATAAATAATTTGCTAAATTTTGTTTTAAAGTACTATCTGCTGTTACAAGTTGGTTATCACTGTTAAAACCTAAAACATACATATCTAAAGTATTAGGTCTTCCTTCTCTTTGAGAATTAGCTATTTTTTGAGGTTCTACGTAAATTTTTCCCACACTACCATAAATCCCAGGCATACTAAGAGCTCTAACAGTATAATCATCTGCAGTAACACTTCTTAATTGAGTTCCAAACATTCTTAAAGAATTTTCCCTTATTTGATCGGGGGAATCTCCAGCTCCACCCCCGGTAGCTGCTTGGGGGTTATTACACCTTAATGAATTTCGGGCATCCTCATCTCCCCCAGTAACTCCTCCTGTATCTATACCTGTTAAAGTATTAGCAGAAGCATTAGAACTAATACCTCCTCCTTTTAAATAAGTAAATATTAAAGTTGTATTAATTGGGGCAGAACCATAAGTATTTGTAAAAGTAAAATTAGCTGGAGAAAAGGCTGTAGTGGCTTTATCATTAGTATTACCCTTACCTACATTATGGGGGGTAGGGACTATGTTTTCATCTGCTAAATCCTCATTTCCTGATCCAAACTGGATTTGGAGTTGGTTTTGAGAAAGGAATCTAGTAGCAAACCTATTTGAAGTTCTAAGAAGTTTTAAAATATAAGGATTTCCTGCACCATTTGATTGGGGTTGAAATACTGTATCTTGCCCCAAATAGGGTACTTCATACCACTTTTTTCCTTTACCGTCTACACAATTAATTATTTGGATAATGTTTTCATCCTGTATAGTAACAGTAGGAAACTTTTCAAATGAGGAAAAACTAAAACTTATAGAGGCGGTTTCTGCTGAAATAGCAGGTCTGGTTTTCTTTAGAAGATATCTAGTAGGTTGTCCACTTCCATTAACACTAAATACTGTTACTTCAGTAGGATCAGTAGAACTAGATACAGAAAAATCAATAAAATCTTGCAAAATAAAAGATGCCTTACCACTTTCTGATGATTGTATAACAGTATTACTTGGAATAGTAAGGGCATTCCCAAAATTAGGTTCAAAAGATACAACATCTACAGTTTGGAATACTTCAATATCTGCAACAGCAGCTCCCGTAACATTAGGTTTATATCCCATCATATAAGCTAATTGGTATAAATTAGGAGTTTGACGGGCGTATTGGGTAAATGTCTCTTGAATCTGGTTATCTTGGTAAAATGATAAAACATCACCAACATAAGATGCCATTTCCATAAACATCATTCCCGGAGAAGCAGGAGAAAAATCAGTGTAGGAATCAGGGAAATATGTTTTAGAAAATTCAATTAAAGAATTTTTAAAACTAGAAAAATCCCTATCTAAGTATCTAATATTCCTTTCGGATCTTTTATTACTGTTAGATTGAGTTGATGTAGAAGTATTATAAGCCATCAGAATTAAAGTTTATTTGAATCTCGTCTAGGGATTGATTAAGTACTCTATATGATAGATTAACACTAATCAAGTTTTTATCAGGAAGAGAATTAATATTAAGATCTTCGACTGTAACTGTAGGAAAATTAACGCTTAGTTGATCTCTTATTTGGGTTTCAAAATTATCTAGATTATCATCAACAATATTTTCAAATAAAAGTTCTCTTAAACTCCCCCCAAAAGAAGGATTTAAGTATCTTTCTCCTTTACTTGTAAGAAAAAAATTAATTAAATTAGATTTAACTTGGTCTTTAGTAATAAATGTTTGATTAAAAACAGCTTTCCCCGAAAACGGAATTGATACCCCTACAGCAACATCTGGTAAGGTATCTACAGGGAATTTGCTGGATATTATAAAGGCCATTATTTATTCATTAAATTCATTATTTGAGACATATTTACTTCACCTGATGGTAAATCTCCCCCAGGCATGGCCCCTTGTGGGTTAAAAGGTTTAGCTACATGTTGAGAAGTAAAAGAAGACTTCATATCACCTAGTATGTTTTGGTAGGCCTCACGTCTTTCATTTGAACTCATAGAGGGCCCTTTAACTATTTCTTGTGGTTGAACACTTTCAACCATTTGCTGTTTAGGAGAACGAACTGCTTCAAGTAAAATATCTTTTAATTCTTCCTGAATAGCTTCCTTTACTGCTCCTTTAATCATTTTTTTTAACTCACTCTGTTTCATTGTTTATAAATATCTAATTAATCTGCTCTTAAATTATCTCTGTCTATTACAAATTTAAGTTCTTGTATTAAAATCTCGGGACTTGAAGCAAATGATGATTCACTTCGTAAAACTTGAATTCCCTGAATATTCCTTGCAATAGCATATCTTTTGGGATATTGGAAATCCTGACTGATATCTTGTTTAATTTCAAAAGAAAATCCTTTATAGGGTAAAGGTTCATTAGTTAAAGGATCTATTATATCCTCAGTTACTCCCGTAGAAGCATCTACATAAGTATTTAATTCATCATTTATTTCTATAAAGGGAATATTTTGTTCTTCAGAACAAGACTGTAACATAAAGTCTAATTTATTTAATAAATCTATAATTGCCCCTAAAACTACACCTGTAGTAGTAGCTATTATAGTTAAAGTAGTTACAGCTATTCCTGCTCTTTCTAAAGCTTTATCTGAAATTTTAAATCCTTTTTCCATTAGTCCTGAGTAGAATTTTTGCAAACCGAAAGGGGTAAAAGGAGTAGTAGGTATAGCTGATAGACCCTGGAGGATGGTAAGACCTATTTTTAATCCTATTATTAAAGCATTTGTAACTTTTAATACTTTAGATATAGTTCTTACTATTTTATAAATTCTATTTAAATCTCTAACTAATTTATTTCTTAATCTTATAGAAGCCCTAACTTTTTCAGGGTCAGGACATACTGTGTCTTCCAAAGCATTTAACTTATCTGAAAGGATACTATGAACTACGGACATACCAAACCCCGCAATTATGTTTAAAATATAAGGTAATATAACCCTTTTTATATTTTCTTTTTGCTTTGCAAATAAAATTGTTAATCTAATTTCAAAGGGAAGATCTGATTGACCTGCTAATTCTACAGCTTTATTTTCTAATTCTTGGACTTTAATTTTTAACTTAGCAGCTTCCTGATCTAAATTAATTGTAGTAGACTGGAGTCTAATTCTTCCTAAATCATAAAGATCAATTGTAATATCTTCTCTATCTTTACCTAACTGAGTAAACCCCTGTTCAGCTTTGCTTCTTGCTATTTTTTTAGCAGTTTCTCTATTTAAACTAATACCCTCCCCTATAGATGTTTCCCCTGTATTGTTATTTTTAAGTGTAATAATTGATTTATAATTTCCATCTTCTTGTTGAAAAAGTTGGGTATCAACTACACTAGTACTCCCTGAAAATTGAGAAGATTGAGAACTTTTAGTTACGGATTTTTCTCCTGTTTTAGTTAAAGTAGGACCTACTGTTTTAGGAAAGAAGTTAGGTGCTGTTACTTCAATAAAAGATTTACTAAAATCAATTTCTACACCTCCTTCATATTTAAAAGTAAAATTACCATTTTCATCTACTGGGATCGGAGCTATTACTAATGCTGTTCCTAGTGTAAGAGCAGTTTCTTCAAAATTAGTATATTGTTGGGGATCAACAGCGACATCACTATCAGGAAGAGTATCAGGAGGTGGGGGAGGAAATTCTATTATCGTAGGCTTAATTTGAGCAAAAGCAATTGGATTGCCATCATGATCTATAATTTTTCCTGAGAGCTCAAATTGGATATTTTTTGGGGGTGGGGGAGGAGTTTCTTTTTGAATAATTTCAATTAATTCCAACTCCATACTCCCAAATGTTGAAGATAGGTTGAGTATAGCTTCTTCTACTAAAATATTAGCAGGGGATGCAAAAGAAGGATCTCCTTCATTCCACGTAGCCCCTTCAGGGGTTTTAGTAACTGCTGAGTATTCGGGGCCATTTTGTTTAAAATCAATATAATACCCATTATTTAAAACATAAATAGCATCAAATGTATATCTTTCTGCAGGAAATGTAGGCATTATTGAAGTTTAACTTTATTAGATAATATTTTAGGGCTTGGGCTGTTTAAAACCGCTTGTAAATCATTAACTGCTGTTTCTAAAGTTGGGCCAGCATTAATTAATACAGGAATTGGATAGGGCCCGGCTGAAGCAACACCACAAGCCATGGCTAAACCCTTTAGGGCTGGGAGTAGTTTTCTTAGTTCTAATACTAGGGCATCACCTAATACTGCTCTTTCTTCAGCATTTCTGCTAGTTAAAAAAACCTTAGAGGAAGCTAATACTATGTTTTGAGCACAATCCATATGAATGGATTCTCCTGTACTTAAATGAATAACTTCAGGAGATGAAAGTATAATACCGTCTTTATTAGAATTTAATACTATTCGACCTGAGTTGACTAATATTTGATTATCCTGATATTCCGAGGGGGTTGTTAAGCTTGTATCTCCTTCTCCAAAAGAATCTGTTAAAAAACTAGAAGGAAAAAATGGGATTTTTTGAGTACTAGTTAAATAAATAGATGAAAGATCACTCCCTATATCTTCAACTACAGGTAACCATCCGGCTTGATTTCTCCTTATTTCCCCGTTTTTAATAATAATAATAGGGTCCCCACTATTCCCCTCAGAAGACCAAGGATTAGGAAAGTCCGGAAAATTTACTGTGCTTCCTAAACGAATAGAATTTCCCCATCTTCCTTCTAAGATATGATCTCCTTCATATGGGTATAAAGGATGCACATTACTTTTTTCTTCGAAAGTAGTCCCAAGTAAAATAGAAGTAGGTTTTGTTGCTTCCCTATTGGGGGATCCATTTTCTACTTCTTTATAACTTTTTCTTTTTGATAAAGGGTTTGGAACTGAGGCATCAGGTAGGGCATTGTGGTGGGAACTATTCCAAGAATTAACAGGGGGAAAATAATAAAAGATTTTATTTCCCGATTGAGTTTCCTGACTAGTAATAGGATCAGGTGAATTTACAATAGCTACTAATTCATTAATTAATGGGTAAAATTTAGAATTAGAAAAATAGGGTTTTGCAAAAGTTGAAGTCCCCCTTGAACTATATAATCCTGGGTTATCTGTTGAATCAAAAAATATAGTTCCCAGTCCAATCCACCCCCCAACTTCATCAAACCTAGGATGGTTTGGGCTTAAAACTATGTCTTTTACTCTAACTGTTTTAACTTCTCCTTTACCTAAATTAGAAAAAGTAGGTTTGGATGGAGATACACTAGATGGACCAAATTTTAAAGCCATTATTTCTTTTTATCCCCATTAAATTTTTTAACTTCGTTTAATAGTTGTTGTTTCTCTTCTTCAGTCATACCAAAATTACCATCATCGTTGGCTTCATTTTGTACAGCACGTTGAATGATAGTAGCCATTTTAATAAGCTGTTCATCATTTTTAACTGAAATTTCTAAATATTCCTTAAGAAGAGGAACAACGAGGGTAGCATCCCCAATATCTTGTATTAAAGGTTTTAGTTCTGAAATAAGGGTAGAAATTTGTTCTTCTTTCTTTTTTTGATTATTATAAATCTCTTCTAGAATATCAGAAAACTTTTTACTACCAAATACGTTTTTATCTAATTGTCCCATGTCAATAAATATGGGTTTAGTCAAAATTTGTATACCCGTATTCTTTATAAAAAATAAAATGCTTTTTAAAGATATCTCCTAATTGGTTAGCTATTCTAGTTATGTGGGGAGTTTTAACATCAACCATCTCCCTAATACAGAGATAAAGAGCTTTTTTATTAAAAATATCCATAATTTCTCTTTTTCTAAATAATTCTAAAATTGCATCAGCAACAATAGCATCTTTTTCTTTTGGAAAAATAGCATGTATATTTTCAGTACAATATTCAATGTATTCATCCATAAAATCCGATAAATGGTCCTTTTCCATAGGATCATAATCTATATCATATGAATATTTTAAGTCATGGTGTAACTCTTCAACGGGAGCCTTATCTACCCTTTTTTTATAATTTTTTGTATTTTGTATAATTAAATACCTTTTGGCGATTGTCCCAAAATATGAAAATGCCTTTGCTCCTCTAGATTGATCAAATAAATGAATTTTATCTAATAAAAATGTAATTACCTCATGTTGGAGGTGTTCGATTTCATCTACCTCTGTATAGTAAAATTTAAAGGTATGTATTATATTTTCGGTTAGTTTAAAAAAAGCATAGTGGATCTCTTTACGATAGATCTCACTACGCTCTTCGGGGTCAGTTGAATTATTGTATTTTACTATAGCATCTTCTGTAGCTTGTGTAAAATATTGATTTTTAGACTTCTTTTTTCTTTTTCTTTTTATTGGTTGGTTCATAATTTATCTACCCTAAAATTGGATAGAATTCTCTGAAGTTCTTTAATCTGTTCATACATGAAACCAATTTCGTCATCGCTTTTAAAGATTTGACGCTCATCTATTTTCTTGAGCTTTTCATCAGAGAGTTCTATAATTCGACTTAATTGATCCAAGTAAGTAACATACCCCGCAAGGATGTCTTCTTGTTTTTCATTTTTACGTAAGAGGTTAAGGGTTGTAAATCCTAAGACTATAACCAAAACCCCTAGTACACTGATGACGACTGTTTCTATCATAACTTATCAAATAAATCTTTAAGACCTTTACTTTCAAGTTGAGAAAGTGCTTTGTCTTTAGTAGATTTTTTAGTTTCCTTTAATGTAAAATTCTCTTCCTGGGGAGGCACGGAATTTTTAAATTTAGGGAACCATTCTCTTTCAAATTCAATTCTAGCAGCCATTAAATCCGCCTGATGAAGAATATATGGAAGAGAAGTACGGGGTTTTTGTTCTGGTTGAAATGCAAAAAGATATTTTTTATTTGCATCATCGTATAAACCATCGTGAGTTTGGATAGCTAACATCTCATTAAAGGTATATTGAACACCATGAGATTGGAGCATAAATAACCCTCGATCAGGAACAGAAGCAAAAGCAAGTTCTTTATTAAACATATAATCTTCTCCTAATTTGTCCTTTCTCCACTTATCAGTTTGAGGAATATATGATTCATGGTTTTCATCTCCCATTTTACCAAGGTCATGGTTAATAGCAGAAAAAATTAATTCTTCTCTGGTAAAGGTAGTCATATCCGCTCCTTCATCTTCCCATAATTTACATTGTTTTTGAGCACAACGAACAACTCGATTTACGTGTTCAACATACCCACCTGGGAAAGCATTATGGTATTCTTTTTTATGAGCAGCGGGCATCATCATAATGCGGTCCTCATATTTTTTATAAAACTCAAGAAGTTTTTCTTTCCGTGGTGATGAGATATTCATCTCAATATTGTCACAGAATTCTCCCCAATTCTTTTGAATTTGCTCAGCTGTCAGTTTCATTATCTACGATTTTGCTCGTTGGAAGTCATGGGTTCGCGCTCAACAGTAGCTTTAATTTCTTCTACTAGGCTCTCACACATTTCTTTAGCTTCATTTACTTCTTGACGATTTCCTCTTCCATTATGGAATTCAATGTGCTTTAATTTCGCTTCGAGATTTTCGAGCTTGCGTTGGATGTGTTGTCTGTAGTGCATTTTTTATAGATTTGATTTAGAAGTTACGATGAAAAATTTAAGAAATCAAGGTATTTTTTAATTATTATACATTTTTCGTATTCTTCTTCTCTTTCGAAATAACTTAAAGATTTATTCAATGCCGATTCTAATTTAGGAGTTGCTTCTTCAAATAAAATTCTCACATGATACTTATCTTGAACATCAATTTGTTCTAGATATTTAAGAGCCCTATTATAAAGCATCATCTCCCCTGCTTCTTGAACATCAATTAAATTAATTTGGGGATCTGCTGATCCAAAAAAATTAGCTAATTGCTTACTAAATCCTATATTATTAAGGATAATTTTTGTAAACATTTTTATAAAATATCTGGGGTGATTTTCGTCACTAATTTTAGCATTGTATAAAAAGCTAACTTGGGGAAAATCATCATCGTCTCTAGAAGAAGAGTCGAAAGCTCCGAATATTTTATTAATGTCCAAAGTGTAATTGTATTGTTTCTAATTGATCCTCAGCGTCGGTTAATTTTTGAAGAGCCTTTTTTCCCTCTTCAAGAAAGTGCTCAGAAGTATGTTCCCCAATCCCTGCAGGAGACTCTGTAAGGAGTTCTAATGTAAGGAGGGCTTCTTCTCTATCAGCTTCGGCTTGTTTTTTTAAAGCTTTTATTAGTCTGTGTTCCATGATTATAAATATAATTAATTTCTAAATTATTATAAGTTGTTGTATATGTCCAATATTTCATCTACAATGGTGATCTGCAGCCCTCGTTGCAATTTGCTTGTGAGGCTTTATATTAACTTTATATCCATAAGACATTGCCCACCCTCGAGCAGCTGATACAAGTCTATTACTCATATAATAATTATCATCGTTATAATCCATATCAATTTCAAAACGAATGCCTGGGAGGTTATCTGAAAGCAATTCTGCAAGTTGCATAGTACGTTCTGTTTCTAACCATAACCTACTCCAATCATCCTTAATAGGTGGGAATGTTTCTTTACAATAAATATAATGAACCCCCCTCATAGGGTAACGGTAAGCAATAGCTGTTACATAATTAATATTAGAACCAACTCTCTGTGAGTCGGTTCCTATATGGGTTTCAACAAAAGGGTTTTCTTGGATTACCTTTGCTGTATAATTAACAGGATTTACTTTGCGGTTATTTACTGTTCTAAAATTCACAAAAATAATGCAAACAAGTTACTTACAATAACCCAGTTAAACCACATACTCATAAATTTAATTTCATTAGTTTCTCCTGGGAGTAAACTGAGGTAGGTTTTCAACATGTTCTTCATACCATGAAGATAATAAAATCATTTAACACATTTATAAATATTAGATGACTTTAATATGACTGATTGTACCGGTGAAGGGACTCGAACCCCCAATTGCTTGATCCTAAGTCAAGTGCGTCTGCCAATTCCGCCACACCGGCATGAGCAACTCAGAGTATATCCCACTCTTGAGCTGCCATAATATATGCTGACCCCGTTTTAAGGGTAGGGTTTTCTCTTAAAATAGCCATTGCTTCTGCTCTGACTTCACTCCGCAAGCCATAAATGTCGGCTTGTTCCATAACCATTTCAATTGTTTCGTTCATGTTATTAATTTTTGTAATTGGGGGGAGCTGGCAACTCCCCCCTCAAACAACATGGCAACACTCTTTTACGCTGCAAATTCCTTTGCAACTTCAAAGAGCTTTTGATTTACATCCAAATCTTGCTTAAAGTTCTTAATTTTACGTGCTTTACGCAATTTAATACCTGAAATGTATTCGAAATCTCCTTCAACAACTTTTTCTTGAACGAGATTAAACACACTCCACAGGTCATTACCTGCATCTTCTTTACGGACAGGCTTCAAAAACTCATCCAAGTCAATCTTATAAACTTGATCAACTTTTTGGTTTTCGTGAACTTTAAGTCGAGTTGCAAGAGCTTTACGAGCCAAATCATACTTTTGGGGCTCCGACAACTCGGTATTTTTAAATTTATTCATGCTCTCAACCGTGAGAGGCAACTTTTCAACCATCTCATTGATGGTTTCACGAAGGGTATTAAAATCATAACCCATGTGGCGGATTCGCATCTTACCAAATTCTTGGTCTGCAATTACCAATCCATTAGAACACACAAATCGGTACATTCCGGCTTGGAATGAAAACGCATTTTTACCATCATGTGAATTCGTCATGATGATTTGAGGCCAAACATTATCACCGTCTTTACCTTCGACAATCAAGTCTGGGTGGCGGAACACAATCATGTGTTTTTGATAACCTTTAGTTGCATTTTTACGAGCTGCAACTTGTTGTGCCTGAATTACACCCCATCC